AATCATGACTGGCGAAATCGAGGGTGTGCCGTTCAAGATCAAAATGGACAGCTACAAGCCCGGTGAGTACATCGCCGATCTCAAGTACATGGCAAGCCTGCGAAGCCCCAACCTGTTCACGCCAATGATCAAATATTGGGGCTACGACATTCAAGCGGCCTGCTACCAAGAGATCGTTCGTCAGAACACCGGCGAGACGCTTCCGTTCTATTTCGTGGTCGCAACCAAGGAAAAACCTGCGCATCTGGCGGTAGGCGAGATCAGCCAGTTCAACATGGACGATGCACTGGAAGTTGTTCGCAAGGACATTAAGCGCTATCAGGCCATGCGAAACGGCGAGATCGAAGCTCCGCGATGTGAAGCGTATGATTGCGACTACTGTACCACAACAAAAATCATTACGCAAGCAATCGATACTGACTACTTCGGTATGAGTGCTGCGCAGATCGCAAGTGTGAGGAGTGATCATCTGCTATGACCATCGACGATAAGCGCGAAGCGCTCAAGCAGATGTGCCGTTCATACGATGTTTGCTTTGAGGGTTGTCCCTTATGGGAACACGTTCGCGGTACTAATATCCACTGCCACGAAGAGGCGTTGGATGAAGAAATCGAACGCAATTACGAAATTATGATGGAGGCCGAGAAAATGGCAGTCGTAAGAAGAAGGCCTGCAACCATGCAGGACGCAATCAATCCGTCGCACTATAAGCAGGCTGGCGTTGAGTGCATCGACGTGATCCTGCAGACCCAGGGCGCTGAGTACACTAAGGGCTTCTGCCTGTGCAACGCCATGAAGTATCTGTACCGCCATAACGCCAAGAACGGCGATGAAGATATCAAGAAAGCGGCATGGTATCTCAATAAGTACCTTGAGATTGCAGAAAAAAAGGAGGCCGAATAAATGGCAACAGCAATCGTATTCGGAGCGCCGGGATCAGGCAAGACCTGTAATTCGACGCTCGTCCCTGGCAAGACGCTGCTCATCAGCAGCGATAACTCAGCAGTGGTTCTTAAGAACTTCGACCGACCGAACCTCACGGTGAAGGAAGTCGGCACGTTCAAGAACTTCATCGCCGAGTTTGAGGCGGCTACTCAGTCGCATCAGTATGACACGATCATCGTTGACTGCCTGACGGACATTATCGACGGTTTCATCGTCGAATGCCGCGAGAGCAACACGTTCAACGATATCCGGCAGGCGTACATGGCGGTCTATAACAAGGTAAAGTTCCTTGTCCGCAAGTCAGCACACTGCAACAGCAATGTGATCCTTAACTGCTGGGAGGATATCGAAGAAATCTCCCTGCCGAGCGGTGAGATCGTCAATCGCATCTCCCCCATGCTCCCTGCCAAGATCAAACAGCAGGTATGCGGCCTGTGCAACGTCATCGCCTACGTTACGACGGCGACTGATAAGGAAGGAAAGAAGCGCTGGTATTACGTCACTGAGGGCAGTCCGGCGCTGATGGCAAAAGACCAGCTTGAATGCAGAAAGAACTGCATGCCTGACAAGCTGTTCGGTGCGGAGAAGCCGTAATGGTTTACACGGTATATGTTCACCACGTTCCGAACGGTAAAGTGTATGTCGGCGTTACAAGCAAGAAGACGTATCAGCGCTGGCGATATGGACATGGATATGCAAGCAATACTGCGTTCGATGAAGATATCCAGTTCTACGGCTGGAAAAACATCCAGCATGAAATCGTTGCTACCCTTCAAGACAAATCGGAAGCGTATGCGCTTGAGCGAGATCTGATTTCAAAATACGACAGCACGAATCCGAAAAAAGGCTACAACAGAGCGACAGGCGGTAAAGGTGCTTGGGGAGTTCAGATTTCCGAAGAAACGAGAAAGCGTCTCTCCAATAGTCATACCGGCCTAAAGCAAAATAGAACACTTGAGTGGAATGAGAAAATCCGTAAAGGCAATCTTGGTAAAAAGAAGCCACATAAGGGCGTACCACGTTCCGCTGCTTGCAGAGAGAAAGTCGGTAAGGCGCATTCAAAAAAAGTGTATCAGTACGATGCAAACATGAATCTCATTGCCGAATGGGATTCTGCAAGATCGGCGGCAAAGGCACTTAATATTCGCAACCAATATATCGGCCTATGTTGCAATGGTAAAAAGGCAATGGCAGGCGGTTACATTTGGAAATTCAATAACATTATGGAGGTATAAGATTATGTCAATTTCCTGGACGTTCAATCCCGCAGATTATGAGGAGCGCGACTTTGCGCTGATTCCCGCCGGTGATCATCGTGTCCGCATTGCGGATGTGGTGGAGCGCACCTTCAAGAGCGGCAACGAGGGCTATGAAATCACCTTCGACGTGTCCGGTCACGGCAGCAAGCTCTGGTTCTACCTTGTGCTGAACAAGGCCGATCAGAAGCAGACCAATCAGAACCTTGGTGCGTTCTTCGAGTGCTTCGGCATTACCAGCTACACCATGGGCAACGGCAAGCAGTGGATCGGCAAGGTCGGCGGTTGCCGCGTGAAGCATGAGGAGTACAACGGCGGCATGAGCGCCAAGGTGCAGTACCTCCTTAATAGGAAGAAACAGGATCAGCTTCCTCCGTGGCAGGGCAAGGCTGGCGCTGCTCCGGCTGCTGGATTCACGCAGGCTGACGAAGCTGAACTGCCGTTCACCTAAAGCCTATGCTGCGGGATTATCAGCAGGACGTATACCAGAAAACGGTTGACGCATTCCGGCAGGGCTATAAACGCCCTCTGGTCTGCCTGCCATGTGGCGGCGGTAAGAGTTACCTGTTCGCTGAGATGGCGAAGAACACCACCGGCGACGTGCTGATTCTGACGCATCGCAGAGAATTGCTATCGCAGCATAACGATCTGCTGGCGAACCTGGGCATCAACGCAAGGGTGTCAATGGTGCTGACTGAGGCCAAGCGCCTTGGTCAGTACCCCCGCCCTGCGCTGATCATCACGGACGAAGCGCATTTGTCGCGATCAAATTCGTGGATGAAGGTACTTGATTACTACAACACGTTCACGGTTGGATTTACCGCTACACCGTGCAGGCTTGATGGCAAGCCGCTTGGCGATATGTACGACACGCTGATTGAGGGCGTGACGGTGAAATGGCTGATCGAGCATCAGCGTCTAGCGCCGTTTGAATACTACGCTCCAACAGCGGTCAATACAGATGGCCTGCGAGTTAGCTGCGGCGATTACGTCATCAGCGATATGGAACAGCTTATGACCGGCAGAGCGATCTATTCCGATGTGCTAAAAAGCTGGGAACGATTCGCCGGTGGCGGCAAAACGATCGCCTACTGCGTATCGGTGAAGCACGCCAAAGAAACTGCTGAATTGTTCCGCGAAGCCGGTTACAAAGCGCAAGCGATTGACGGTAGTACGCCGGATAAGCAGCGCGAGGTGATCATGGCTAAGTTCCGCAGTGGAGAGATTCAGATCCTATGCAACGTAGGCATCATCTCTGAGGGCGTATCGATTGACGATGTGACGTGCTGCCTGCTCCTGCGGCCTACGGAAAGCCATGCCCTATTCTGGCAGCAGGCCATGCGCTGTATGAGATATCAGCCGGGTAAGGTGGCAACGATCATTGACTGCGTAGGCAATTACACTCGCAATCCTTTACCGGATGCGGATGTAATTTGGAGCTTAACTCAGCAAATAAAAAAGAGAGACAAGCTTGACGAGAACGGCAATTTCTACATCAGAACTTGCCCCTCCTGTTTCCAGGTCTTTAAGACTGCGACGAAATGTCCGCACTGTGGCGAACCTTATCCGCTGTCGCCAAGAGAAATCAAGGCGCATGAGGATATCGAACTGGCGCGGATCAACGCAGAGGAAGCGGCAAAAGCGGAAGCGCAGCGCAAACAGGCGAGAATGCAGCAGGGCAAAGCGCAAACGTTTGACGAGCTTGTTCAAATCGGAAGAAGCAGAAACTATAAAAACCCTGTCGCATGGGCTGCGATGGTCATGCGAGGAAGGAGAAGATGACGTGAACAAAGAGACTGTCCTTATGAGGCAAATCATGGTTGCCCTGTCGGATCTCGGCTGTTTCGTTCTGCGTACGAACAGCGGCGTATATTACGATTCCAAGGGCAATCGCGTCACTGTTGGATTTAAGGGCTTGAGCGATCTTGTGGGCTACAATACCGACGGGCAGTTCTTCGCCCTTGAGATCAAAACGCCTGCCGGTCGTGCAAGCAAAGAACAGCTTGCGTTCATCGAAAAGTGCTATCGAAACGGCGCGATTGCCGGATTCGCCCGGAGTGTTGAGGATGCGGTGCGCATCGTGACCGGCATTCCGAGCAATAAGAAAGAAGCATACTTCAACATTGGCGCAGAACCGGAAGAAATTCAGATGTGTCTGAATTGCGAAAAGCCGGATTGTCCCGGTTCTTGTGAGAAGATTACGCGCGGAAAGGGGCGTTGGTGATGGAATCTCTGCTTGAGATCATGTGTACGATCTGGGCGTTTGCCGGTTGTCTGTTCGGCTTGGTCGTGATCATTGCAATATTCAAGGGTGCTATCGACATGTTTGCGGGGTGGAAATGATGCTTGAATTTCTCGGTGTATGTCTCGCTTGGGTGCTGCTGATCGCACTGATCATTTCGGTTTTTATTCTGTTCATGGTTGGCTACATGCTGTATCAGGAGGAAAAGGCACATGGCAAGAATTTGTCCGGTAGACTGCCCTAAGAGGGGCAAGAAGGGCTGTCACACCGATGCTTGCAAGCATTGGAAGGAACATGTGGAGCGCAAGAAGCTTGAATACAAGCAGCGCGAAGAAAAAGCAAGACTGCGCACGCGATCTTATGAGGAGAGATGACCATGAGTATGTATGAAATCGTCTGTTTGATCGGCCTGGTTGTGACGCACGCTGCGATGTACTACCTTGGCAAGTCTGATGCGAAACCGTCTGATGAGGCATGGGTTGCCGTGCAGTGTCATTCGATTGATAAGCGCTATGAGCATGAGAGGTGGCTGAAAGAACGTGCTGATGAAACTAAGGAAACTGCTTCAAGCAGCGATCAATGATCTCAAGAACATGGACGCTGGCGGCGACGTTTGCTACGCATGCAAGCGCGATGATTGGAATTGCCCGTATCAGTTTGAATGCATCCGGCAGAAGGGATCTGCCGGTGACTATTGGGAATGGAGGGGTATAGAAAAATGACCACCTGGTATAAGACCAAAGAAAACCCGCCGAAGAAGTCCGGCATGTATCTCGTTATCTTCCGCTTTGAACCGCTTCCGAATGAGGAGTGCGGCCTGTACGTCGACTGCGCCGAATGGATGCGCAAGGGCGAACCGTGGACTCCCGATCCTGTTCCGCAGGATGGACGCTCCGAGTATGACCGTCTGCTTGGCCTGATCAAGGGCGACTACGACGAGTACGTCCCGGAGGACGGGTTCTATGATCAGGACGGCGATAAGCTGTACCGCCTTGAGCCGGAGTTCTGGGCAGAACTGCCGATGACTCCCGAAGGACGCGCTGGCAACGCGCCGGTGGTGTAATGACCGATATGCTTGGCAGACCCCGTCATTATGTACTGAATATGCCGGTACACTCTCATGACATTATCAACCAAACATACAACATAGAAGCAAAGATTGCGGCAAAAATCGTCGACATGGCAGAAGAAGCTGTCGTTCAAGCTGTGATCGATGAAGCCAGATGGGCAGGTATCACAGATCTGTATCTCCTTGATAAGAGGTTTGTGACCGAAGCTCTGATGGAGAAGCTTGATAGGGAGCGTGAAAAGCATGATTAAGATCGGAAACTTTGGAATCACAGCCGACTCACACGGATATACGGTCGGCAAGGTTTCCATCATCAAGGATAAGAAAACCGGTGAAGAATCCGAGGTTATTACCTCTGCAAAATACTATTCCAATCTTCAAGGCTGTCTTCGGTGTATCCGCAAGCAGATGCACTTTGAAGCGATCAAGGGTTTTGAAGGGAGCATGAACGCGGCGATTCAGTTGCTTAATGCTACCGATGAACGATTTGAAGCGCTCATTGCCTGTGTTGAGAAGGAGTGATTCAAGCATGACGATCACAGTACCGGTAATCCCGTGTGTAATGACACTTATTCCTACGATTATGTTTTTTATCGCAACGAGCGATGAAGATAAAACAATTGTGACTATTGCCGGTGCGTTTGTTGCTGGACTCTCATTTTTGACGAGTTACGGATTTTGCTCGTTGACTGGGCTGCTGTGATGAATGGACGGTGAAGAAGATGCTTAATGAGACGATGAACGATGTCTTGATTAACAAGACAAAGGGCGACGAGGTTGTCACTGTGCGTTTAAAAAAGAGTCAGTGCAAGAACGTGGCTGACTTTATCGAGTTTGGGCTGATCGAACAAATCCGTGACGATAGCAGCATCGACAATATCCTTTGGATTGAGGATATGATCGGTGCGATGCGAACGCTTGAGGAAGCGGCGAAGAAGGACGGCGAAGCGGATGGCTAAAGCAATTTGCGCTCTGCTTGGCATCGCGTTCGCTGTTGCGGGGTGGGCATATGCCGATGCAAGGCAGTACTTTCTTGCTGGCGTATGCTTAACTCTTACTTTTGTTTGTGGATTGGGGGTATCGTGATGCGGCTGATTGATGCGGATGCGCTTTACGAAGAAATTTATGATCTTAGGTACACGAAGGAATCTCCTTCTGTCATTTTCACGGAAGAAGGACAAGAAATCTTCAATTGTGGTATCGGTGCGGCCTGTTGTGTTGTTGCACAGTCTAATACCATCGACGCTGTGCCTGTTGTACGGTGCAAGGACTGTGAAAATTCTCAGCCGATATACGATGCTGATTGTGTGTGGTGCAATCTGCGACGCGAGGAAATGCAGCGCAACGGATTCTGCCACGAAGGAGTAAGGGGTGAATCTCATGACTGACCGCGCAGAGATCGAGCGCCTGCTTAACCAGACGGGCAGGACGCTGGAAGGGTTGCCAGAGTGCTACACGGACGAGCAGACGTTGGAAGTCTATGACAACATGATAAAAGGCAGAGGACTTTGGGAGAATGTCGTTCTCCACCAGTCCGACGTGATCGAGCTGCTTGTCGGTGCGCTGAGAGACGCGCTGGAGAAGCCGATGCAGAAGCCGCTGACGCTGGAAGAGCTTAAGAAAGCGGAAGTTGTTTGGATTGAATACTCTGAAGAGGATGAACCTGCACTGGCGTTTGTAGAAAGTATCGGTGATAAAAACGCTTACTTCAGCGCGAGGAAAGGTATCTGTGTACATGCATTTATCGATCAGTTTGGTTCGATGTGGCGCTGTTGGACATCTAGACCGACCGACGAAGAGAGGGAGGCTGCTGCATGGGAGAGTTGATCAACGGCAGAACGCCGGAACAGATCGTTGAAGCAAACAGGCATTGTTCGAGATGTTTCTGCGATGAATGCGCCTATTTTAGCGCCATTGAATGCCAAACCGATCTGAGGCGTGACTGTGCTGACCTCATCAAGCACCTCGAAAAACAGCAGCCGAAGTGGATTAGCGTGAAGGAGAGGTTGCCGGAAAAAAGAGACAATTATCTTACTGTTATCCATTGCCCGAAAGGAGATTGGATTGAAGTCAATGGTTATTGTCATCTTGAGGAACGATGGGAACATGACTGCGGCTATCACACGGAGGACGCGACCGATTTTGTCACTCACTGGATGCCACTGCCCGAACCGCCAAAGGAGGAAAGATGATTTACCCGCCTTATCACGAGAACGGACGCGAATTAGTTGTCCGATACACATGTAAAAGATGCGGCAAACAGCATGTTTTGCCATACGACATTGCGGTTCACGAAAATGCATCATATCTGAGCCAAACCCGCTTGCCGAACGGTTGGCAAGAAGTCGGTCATTTGCAACTGATATGTTGCAAGTGTGCAGAATCTTTCAAAGAGTTCATGAACCCGACAAAAACGGAGGAATAAAACAATGCCTAATTACCTGCTGCTCCCCTGCCCCTTCTGCGGCGGCAGAGCGTATCTTGAGAAACATCACCGCGCCTTTTTCAAGGCTGAATCGACGCACGTTTCGCTCGTTCGCTGTACGCAGTGCGAAGCAAAGACCGGCAAGTTTGATCACAGAGAATACGGCAGATCGGCTGCTAGCTCCGCTGCCGTTGAAGCGTGGAACAGGAGGGTTGCCGAATGATTCTTTCTGACAAGCGGATTCGCGAACTGATTGACGAGGCAGAGATTGTGCATCCGGCAAAGATGGAACGGATCAATCCTGCAAGCATCAACCTGACTCTGGGCAATACGTTCCTCATTCCCAAGCCCCGCTTCGACGGCTTTAAGCTTGGTGACGAGGTGGAGTATGACCGCCATGAGATCACGGACACCATGGGATTCTCGCTCAAGCCTGGTGAGTTTGCCCTTGCTACGACGAAAGAATACGTCGATCTGCCGACCAATATTGCAGCCTTTGTGCAGGGACGAAGCTCCATCGGACGCATCGGCCTGACCACGCAGAATGCGGGATTCGTCGACCCTGGTTTCCACGGGCATATCACGCTGGAATTGGTGAATGAATCGCCTAGCACGATCATTCTCACTCCCGGCTATCCGGTAGCGCAGCTTGTGTTCTTTGAGACGCATCCCGTTACAAGGCCGTATCGCGGTAAGTATAACAATCAGGTTGAGGCAACCGGCAGCAGAATGCACATGGACAAAAAGGAGCGTCTATGACCGACACCGGCGCAGAAGCCCTCATGCACGCAATTATCAGAATTGCGTGCAATGATTGGAAGAAAGCGGTTCGCAAGCTCAAGATTGAGCCTGACAACGAGTTCGCCGATATCAAACGGCGTGAATGTGAACGCTTTTTCCGCAGCCATTACTTCAATGATCTTACCGGAATCCCCGGTAAAGATTTTCTTGAAAAACTCAGGAGGACAGTCCAATGAATGTACAGCTTCTTCGCTATACGCTCAATCCGGATACCATCGCAGGCGTATCAGCAGCCATTTGCTATGACGCAAAATCCCCTGCCCGTGCGCTTAGTAGCGCCATGGACGGCGGTCACTACTCTGTGCTTGAGCATGCAGTCTTCACGTTTGCAATCGACGATGTATCCCGCGTCCTGCTGGCGCAGCTTACCCGTCATCGCCTTGCATCCTTCTCGGTGCAGTCTCAGCGCTACTGCGGCGCGAACAAGCAGTGCGTGATCCCGGGAACGGTGCTAATCCACGACTATGCAAGAGAATACAGCGCCATGTGTGATGCGGCATATCGACTGTATGAGGAAATGGTCGCCGCAGGTATCCCGGAGGAGGATGCGCGATACATCATCCCCCAGGGTACGACCTGTAAGCTGGTGATGACCATGAACGCGCGTGAGCTTCGCCATTTCTTCTCACTGCGCACCTGCAACCGCGCTCAGTGGGAGATCCGCGAACTGGCTGACATGATGCTGCGCGAATGTAAGAAGGTTGCGCCCAAGCTCTTTGAGGGCGCTGGTTGTGGATGTGTAAACGGTCATTGCCCGGAAGGGAGGCGTTCTTGTGGAAAACCGCGATACGAAAGCGAATGGGAAGATTCCGACGTTCCGCGTGAAGACTGAGGAAGTCACGCTTGCGTTCGGCTTGATGGCTGGATTGCAGGATATCAAAAAAGCAGAAAAGGCCATGGAACGGCGCTTCCGCGCGATCCCGAATGGCTGGCGCAATCTGCGCATGATCGAAACGGTGTATGGCAAGCTGATCGACGATCTGCTGCAGACGTATCCGCTTGAAAAGCTCATCTCCATGGAGCGCATGCTGCCGCATATGAAGTACAAGGTAACGTGCGGTGCGACTGCAAGCAAGATCAACGATGATGAATGCATCATCACGGAAGTTAATCTGAACAACCTGTGCCTTTTCGCCCATGAGCAGTGCAAGCTGTGCGTCGATCAGAACTGCAAGCGCTGCAAGCTGGGCAAAACGCTTGACAGCATCCTGTGCTATGACCGCGAGGATTACAGTTGGGCGAATATTGATCTGGAAGGAATGTCGGACTATGGCAGAAATTCTTGATGGACGCTTCGCTGCAAGCGTGTGGAGTCCGCGTGTAGACAAGCCTAAGACGCTGGCAATCGTGTCCGTTGGCGACGATCCGGCAAGCAAGGTATATGTGCGCAATAAGATCAAGGCGTGCGAGAAGGCCGGAATCAATGTAGTGCGCTTCAATTATGATATTTACTGCCCAGAGCATGAACTTGAAACTGTTATCCGAGAATTGAATGCTGATCCGCTCATCCACGGTATTCTCGTTCAGCTCCCCTTGCCGCCGTATATTGACAGCAAGCGGATTCTGAATCTGATTGACTGGGACAAGGACGTTGACGGTTTCCATCCGTACAACATCGGCAAACTTGCTGTCGATGATCGCAATATGATTCCTTGCACGCCAAAGGGGATCATGAAGCTGTTGGACACCTACGGTATTACCGTAGACGGCAAGCATGTGGTCATCGTTGGCAGGAGCAATATCGTCGGCAAGCCGCTGGCGATGCTCATGCTCAACGACAATGCGACGGTGACAGTTTGTCACTCGCATACCAGAAACCTTGCTGATCTGACGCGGCAGGCAGATATCCTGGTTGCCGCTGTTGGCAAGCCTAAGTTCATCACGGTAGACATGGTGAAGCCCGGTGCAGTGGTCATCGACGTTGGTATCAACCGCGTTGACGGTAAGCTTGTCGGCGATGTGGATTTCGATGCCGTGTCCGAGGTCGCAAGCTACATTACTCCTGTACCCGGTGGGGTGGGGCAGATGACCGTCGCCGCACTGATCGACAATATGAGAGAGGTGAATGTATGAGCAATATTGAGAATTGGATTCGATCCAAGCTTGGCTGTGGCTATGTCTACGGTGCTACCGGCTGGGTATGTTCTCCCCAGCGCCGCAATCAGCAGGCCACGCAGTATCCGGAGCATGCCGATAATATTTTGGGTGTCTGCGAGAAGTGGGACGGCAAGGAGTGCTACGACTGTGCGCAGCTTATTCGCAAGGCGCTGGAATCCGTCGGTGTGACCGGCGTTCCGTCTGGTGCTACGTCGCAGTGGAAGAAAAAGTCCCTCTGGACGGAATCCGGCACGATTGATACCCTGCCGCCGGATGGCCTTGTCGC